AGCCGGAGAACGTGGAGAACGCCATCCGGCGGATGAAGATCATAGCTGCCTGGCACGGCCTGGAGGTCATCGGGCGGATCTGGTTGCGGGATCCCGAGACGGGGCGGGAGTACCGGTGACGTGGAAATGACCCTGTGGCGCGCGAGAAGGGCAATTCCAACGGCTTTAAGCAAAAACACGATAACTTTATTATCAAAAGCATAAAACGCCCGTAGCAGGGCGATAAGGAGGTGATGCCGGTGGACAAGCAGATACTGTACCAGTACATAGACGCCTGCGAGCTGGTCAAGGAAACTGAGGAGGAAATCGAGAGGCTCCAGCGCCGCCGGCGGGAGACCGTCACGGACAAGGTCAGGATGTCAGACTATGATTTTCCATTTGGTGAGATCAGCTGCACCATTCACGGCGTGCCCTATGACGCCCTGGATCACGATGCCCTGGACCGGAAGGAGCGCATCCTGGAGCAGCGCAAGGCCGCCGCTGAGGCGATCAAGCTACAGGTGGAGGAGTGGCTAGTAACGGTGCCGCCCCGGATGCAGCGGATCATCCGGTACAAAGTCTTTGAGGGGATGACGTGGGGACAGGTGGCGTTTCGGATGGGCCGGAAGAATACAGAGAATGGCCTAAAAAAAGAGTTTGAATGATTTATGCGAAAAAATTAAAAGTTTGTCACGAATGTCACACAAGTCACGATTTTAAGTGTTATAGTGTAAACTGGAGTCAGTGAATAAACCCATGACTTTAGAGCCCTCCTTAAGATAGTCCCCCGTCAGGTGTCACAGCCTGGCGGGGGATTTGCCTGGTTTCAGGACTCTCCATCCAGACATTCCAGGCACAGAAAGACATCCTAGTATCAGGGTGTCTTTTCTTTTTGGGTGATTTGCGATATGATTGAGAAAAACGTGAGGAGGGATAGTAAAGTGAGGAAGAAGAAAAATATAATAATTGATAAGGCGAAAAGTGTGATGAGCATAGTGAATAAACATAAATATAGGCAAGTGCGTGGAGTGCGTTTTTCAACATCAGGAATAAGGTGGGAAATACACAACAAAGATGATGACATACATTGGCCTTCGTGTCCTCATATGCACGCAATAGAAAAACCGTGGAAACTTGATTTGTATACGGGGAAATATTACAACATAAAAACAGGAAAGCTTGTTGGACAAATTAGAGAAAAAGAGTTAAAGGCAATATGGAAAGTAAAAGGCGTGTTTGAAATCATTCTTTCAGAAAGAGGTAGATATTCAGAATTAAGAAAGGCGAACCCCAAACGTTATCCAGAACTTCCAGAGTTACTATTGATACCATCAGAAGATACGGTGCGTAATAAAAAAGTTTTAAATACTTCGCAAGAATTTGTGGTAGAGTCTACAAAAATTGGAGATTCTATTATAATTCAAATCAAATATAGCAGAGTAAATAGAAAAATTAACAGTATAAAAATGGATTAGAAATTTTGAATTTGAGATAGTTTGTCGTTGTTTCTGTTCTATACCTAAAAAACAAACGCATTTAAGAGGTGGCTCGTCCACCTCTTTTTCCATGCCTAAAAACACCCAGACAAGAAAGCGAGGTGAGCCCAAATGACCAAAAAACAAAAGCGTTTCACAGAAGAATACCTCATCGACCTAAATGCCACCCAGGCCGCCATCCGCGCCGGTTACAGCCCGGCCACCGCAAAGTCCATCGGAAGTGAGAACCTGACGAAACCCGACATCCAGGCGCATATCGCGAAGGCCATGGCCGAGCGCAGCAAGCGCACCGGTGTCAATGCGGATCGAGTGGTCATGGAGCTGGCGAAGATCGCTTTTGTTAATGCAAACGATGTGATCGACACAGACACCGCTACCTTAAAGCCAGACGCCGCTCCAGAAGACACCGCCGCGATCCAGTCCGTGAAGGTGAAGACCTTCGGAGAGGACGGCCTGGAGCGGGAGATCAAGATGGCCGACAAGTTGAAGGCTCTGGAGCTCCTCGGTAAGCATCTGGGAATGTTCAAGGACAAAGTGGAGCTATCCGGCAGCCTGGACATGGAAAAGACCAAGCTGGATGACCTGCTCCAGCAGATGCGAGGTGGCGGATAGTGAGTACGGAAAGATTGCTGCTGTCTGATAAATACAAAGCCTTCCTTCACTGCGGCGCTCCAGTGGAATTCCTGGAAGGTACCACAGCCGCGGGAAAGACCACGGTGGGGCTGTTCAAGTTCATGCTGAAGGTAGCGGAGAGTCCGAAGAAACTCCACATCCTGGCAGCGGATGACACCGGCGCAGCGGAAAAGAACATCATCAACAAGGATCTGGGAATCCTGGATGATTTTGGGGTCCTGGTGGAGTATAAGGGCAATGGATCAGGCGAGTATAAGATGCCGCATCTGATCTTCCACACCACCGGCGGAGACAAGATCATCTTTGTGGTAGGCTACGGCAACAGGCGCAAGTGGAAGGACGCCCTGGGCGGCCAGTATGGTTGCCTGTACATTGACGAGATCAACACGGCTGACATTGATTTTGTCCGGGAGGCAGCCATGCGGTGCGATTACCTGATGGCGACCCTAAACACCGATGACCCGAACCTGGCGGTTTACCAGGAATACATCAACCATTCCCGGCCGTTGCCGGAATGGGAGGTGGAGACGCCGAAGGAAATAAGAGATGAGCTGAAAGAAGAACCAAAACCCGGCTGGGTGCATTGGTTCTTTTCTTTTGCCCATAATTTGGGCCTGCCGGCGGAGAAATTGGAGCGGATTATCCGGAACACGCCGAAGGGGACGAAGATCTGGAAGAACAAGATCGAGGGCCTTCGCGGGAAAGCCACCGGCCTGATTTTTCCCAATTTTGACCGGAAGAAACACGTGGTCACGGCAGCCTGGGTGAGACAGCAGGTGGAAACCGGCGCGTTTCGGTTTAAAAAGTTTTCGGCGGGGCTGGATACGTCCTACTCCAGCCGGTCCCCGGATACCATTGCCATGGTATTTCAGGGGATTACCACAGACCGGCGGCTGATTGTCCTGGACGAGAAGGTGTATAACAATGCGGATCTGGACAAGCCCCTGGCCCCATCAGACACGGCGCAGAAATTCACGGCGTTTTTGGATCGGAATCAGGCGGAATGGGGGCTGGCAAAGGATGTGTTTGTGGACAGCGCGGATCAGGCAACCATCACGGAGCTGCGGAAATACAAGCGGCTCCACGGCTGCATCTACAATTTCCTGGACGCCTACAAGGCGCTGTCCATCATTGACCGCATCAAGTTGCAGCTGGGCTGGATCCAGCAGGGATGTTACCTGGTGGTGGACACCTGTGCGGGACATTTGGGGGAGTTGGACCGGTATTCCTGGCAGGAGGATAAGGACGCGCCGGAAGATAAAAATGACCATACCATCAACGCGTCACAGTATGGCTGGATTCCATACCGGGCGCTGATCGGGTTTGAGGAGGAGAAAAGGAAATGAGGTGGCTATCGAGTTTGAGCGATAACGTAAAACGGGGGATTCGGAGCTGGCTGAACATTCAGCCGGTCGGGGTCCGCGGCATTCAGATCAACGAGGTGATGGATTTTGAGCTCCACGCCATCCGCAACCGCATCTGGTACCGGGGAGATGGAAACGAGCTGGAACAGTTCTACCAGCAGAGCGCGGAGTACGCGGACCGGTATAAATTTTGGGCGTCCCGGTGTACGCCGGGGCTGGAAATGCGAAAGATTCACACGGGGCTGCGATGGTGTAACTCTACCTGGGGAACCATATAGGCAGACTCCACCTGTCACTTTTCTTCATTCTTGTCAGCATATTCCGGCTATTGCCGATTGAAAATAGAACTTCGCTCCAGTCTGTCTGCTCACTGTTGCCTGTAACGCCTCGATGTATTTCCCGTTTTTCTTTTGCTTTTGTTTTTCCCAAGCAAGGATCTCATGTGCACTAAAGCACCGTTTCTCATCTTCCTTTTCTGCTCCCTCTGTCCCTTCCGTTTTTAAAGGCAACAGCAACTCTGACAAGTCCCTTCCGTTTTTCAAATAGATTCTCAACTGGGCCACATGATCGGCTCCTTTTAGACTCCATCCCATTGGCCTGCTGCTCATCCGGGCCGACAATATATGGCTCACATGGCTTTCCGTGCTACTGCCGATATTTTCCTCTGTTTCCTTCAGACGCTCCTGAATCCCCTTCCAATTCCGTTTCAGATAACTCCACGCTTTTTGCAGCTTATTCTGTTTTCTTTCCGTTAACCGGGCATACTTTTCCTGAATCCATTCTTCTACTTTCCTTTTTTGATTTTCTCGGATCCAGGTCAG